CCATTCATCATCTGGGCCGACTGGGTCGGTCACGGAAGGCCACAGAACACGGGCGTTGGGTTCCTGCTGGCGTTTCTGCTGTGGGCCGCGGTGCTGCACGGATTGTTCTGGACGCGGCGGGGAGGGTAGGAGCATGGGCAAGGTTGTCGTGACCGCAGACCCCAAGATGACCGTTGACGTGCATGTTGACGGCGAGGTGTCTGGCGCTGCCAAGCGACTCGGCGACAAGTTCGGCCGCAGGCCCAACGTCATCGTGGTCAACGCCAGCACGGCGGACGCGCTGTTGGGTGAGGATGCAAGGGTGCCACGGCTGGATCGTCGGCCGGGGAAGAGGTGAGCAATGGGCAAGCCGACGCGGATGTCACCGGCCGATTATCGCACCGTGCGCCACCGCTTGGCGCTCCACACCAACGAGCAGATCGCGCACCACTACGGCATCAAGCCGGTCACCGTGCGCTACCACCTGCAAAGCGCCCTGGCCGTCATGCGCTGCCGCCTACACGAAGACCTGCACGACGTGGGCGACCTGCTCATCGTGGCGGTGCGCCAAGGCGTCAAGCCTCTGCCGCTGGGTAACAGTGGGCCAACACATGCTAGTCGCGTGGCCGACGACGTGGCCGAGCCCGAACCGGCCGGCGTAGGCTGCGAGTAGGAGCAGATGGCATGACACCTGCCGACGCGCAGAAGCTGGTTGAGAGCAGCACCCGCTTGGTCGGAGACTACGGGGCGTTGCAAGCCATGTTTGGGTTCGCCATCGTGGCAGGCGGAGCCGCGGTCGTGTTCGTCGGGTTCGTCTTCTGGCGCATGTTCAACACGATCCTCCACGGCCGGGACGACGTGGCTGGCATCTCCACCATCGGCGCCAAGGTGGACGGCGTGGTCAGCACTCAGGCCGTGCACGGGCACCGCCTCGACGACATCGAAGCTGCCCAAGCCGAGCAGGGCCACCGCATCGATGCGATCTACTCCGACGGCTGCTCGCAGCTCGCCGCGCACCTCGCGCCGCAGGGAGCCAAGGCATGACACTCGGGACCATCTACCAAGCCGCGACCCAGCATGACGACGTGCTGAGCGTGCGCGCGACCGTGCTGAGCCGGCGCGTGTGGTTCGCCATGGTCACCATCGTGGCCGTGTGCGTGGCCAAGCGCGTTGACGGCAAGTGGTGCGGCTGGATCGGCGAGTCGTCGGCCGCCATGGGCACCGTCGGCGCGCTGGTCTGCTTCGGCTCGGCCGAGGGTCGGGCCAAGCTGGCGGCTGAGTTGGGCGTGTCGTGATCTACTCCGACCACATCGTCGGCTTCGAGCGCATGGCGCCCGACGAACTCGGCGCCAACCCAGCCAACTTCCGCGTGCACCCCGACGGGCAGCGCACCGCGTGGCGGGCCATTGCTGAGCGCGTCGGATGGCTGGGCGCGCTGATCTGGAACCGGCGCACCGGCCACCTGATTGACGGGCACCTGCGCGAGACGGTGCTGGACAAGGCGGCGCGTGGTGGCTGACCACCCATGGGATCGCCGCGACCCGCTGGCCCGCGTAGCGCCCGAGACGCACGCGGCGAACATGGCCCTGCGCGACTACCACGCCATGGGGCCGGCGCGCAGTTTGGACCGGCTGGCGGCGAGGTACCAGAGCGACACCAAACCAACACCGCTGCGGACGCTCAAGGGCTGGTCCACCCGCTTCGCCTGGCAAGCCCGCGTCGAAGCCCTGGACGTGGCCTACAGCAAACGACTAGCTGAGGCCGAGATCACCGAACGCCTGAAGGCCCGGCGCGAGCGCATTCGCACTTACGAGATGCTGCGCGGCGTGGCGGTGGAGCACCTGAAGTCGGTGCGCGACAGGCCGGGCGACTCGAAGCTGGGCGAGGTCACGGCGGCGCTCGACCGGGCCAACCAAGGGCTGGCCAAGGAGTTCGGCGACGACCCGTTGACGGCGGCGCTCGCCATGATCGGAGACTTGGTTGGCAGCGACAAGCTCAGTGCCATCGCGGCCATCATTGCGGCCGGAGACGAGGAGTAGCCAGCTCGCCGAGCTTGACCAGTGGGCGCGCGGGCTAGTCGCGCTTGACGTTGACCCAGGCTACACCGCAGGATACACGCCCAGCCCCAAGCAGCAACTCCTCCACGCCAGCCTGGCGTTGAACCTCCTCTATGGCGGCGCGGCCGGTGGTGGCAAGTCGCGCGGGTTCCGCGAGGATATCCGGCGCTTCTGCCTGAGCCCCGAGGCGGCCGGGCAGAACGTGCTCCTGCTGCGCCGCACCCACATCGAGCTACGCGACAACCACTGGCAGCCGGCGATGCTCGAATGGCACGCGGACGGCGCCAAGTTCAACGCATCGGAGAAGGTGGTCACGTGGCCGAACGGCGCGCGGGTCATCATGGGCCACTGCCACACCGACGCCGACGTGATGCGCTATCTCGGGCAGGAGTACGCCCGCGTCTACTTCGACGAGCTGACCACCTTCACCGAGACCATGTACGACATGGTGTGCTCGCGCCTGCGCACCACGCGGCCGGACCTGATACCCCGTGCCATCGCCGGCACCAACCCAGGCGGCGTCGGCCACCTGTGGGTCAAGTCGCGCTGGCTGGACGGGCGCGCGGTCAAGTCGGACGGAACGCCTGTTGACCTGACCGGCTACGCCTTCATCCAGGCCAAGCTATCCGACAACCCCATCGTTGACACGCCGGCCTACCGCGCCAGGCTGGACGCGCTGCCGCCGGCCAAGCGCAAGGCGTACCTCGAAGGCGCGTGGGATATCTTCGAGGGCCAGTACTTCCCCGAGTGGAGCGCCGACCTGCACGTGTGCGAGCCCTTCGCCATCCCCGACGGCTGGCCACGCTGGCGGGCCACTGACTACGGCGGATCGGCGCCGTGGTGCACCGGATGGGGAGCGATGGACCCCGACACCAAGCGCATCTATGTCTACCGCGAGCACTACCAGGCCGGCGCGCTGCTGCGGGCCAACTGCGAGCACGTGATCCACCTGTCGGGGCAGGAGCGGTATAAGGCCAGCATGGGCGACCCCAGCATGTGGGCCAAGGGACCGGACGAGGCGGGGTCACTGGCTGACCAATGCCGCCAGCACGGCTTCCAGATGTCGCCCGCGTACAACCCGCGCCTGCCCGGCTGGCAAGTGGTCCACGAGTGCCTGCGCGCCGACGCGGGGCCGCCGCGACTCCAGGTCTTCAGCACGTGCCACAACCTCATTCGCACGCTGCCGGGCCTTATCTTCGACGCTCGGCAGGTTGAGGACTTGGACACCGACGGCGAAGACCATGCGGCCGACATGCTGCGCTACCTGCTCTGTGAGATCGTCGGCAAGCGCCGCATCGACAAGCCCGTGCACGGCGGCGACCGCTCGGCGATGCTGGCGCGCAGCGCTTACGGATAGCTTCCGCCAACGGCTCTTGTAATAAGCGACTGCGGCCAGCGGCCAACACATGCTAGTCGTGTCGCGCCCGGCATGGCCAGCCCGCGCCTGCGGCGCGTAGCGTGTGGGTGAGGACCCACGCATGGCCGACGGTGGCGAGTTCCGATCCCTGGCTGCCTACAGCACGTACATGACCGATCGCTACCAGGCGACGGACGTACAGCTAGGCACCTACAAAGACATGCTGCTGCGTGACCCAACCGTGTCATTCGCCAACAACTTCGTCACCCGCTCGGTCGCGCGTCGCATCGGCGAGTACGTGGACGACCGCGACAACGTGGCCGAGTGGGTCAACCGCCAGGTCATGCCTGCTGTGCGCCGTGACCTGCGCTGCATCCAGTCGGCGATCTACTATGGCCTGGCTATTGCCCAGCCGCGCTACGGCGATGTGGACGGAGAACTCGGACTGCTGGAGTTGGTCGGCTGCGACCCACAGCGATTCTGGAGCGGCGAGCGGTTCAAGCGCAACGCGGACACAGGCGAGCTGGAGACGGTCCAGATTGACGGCCCCGGCGTGGTGCCGTTCTACAACGCGCAGGGTGTGCGCCAAATCGTGCACTACGCCAGTGGTGACGCCTTTGGCAGCCCATGGGGTAGGCCGGCGGCGCGTACCGCTTACACTGCCTACTGGATTCGCAAGCGCTTGGAGGGCTTCGAGGGCATCGGCTTGGAGAAGCACGGGGTTGGCACCGCGTTCTTCAAGAGCGACGATCCCGACCGCTTGAAGCAGTACGTGGCTGACTGGGTGGCCGCCGGCAGCGAGTCGGCTTTCGGCATCGATCGGCAGGATGAGTACACGATCGAGAAGCCTGGCTGGCAGGTCAATTCCCCGTACTCGCCAGCCATTGCCCGCCTTAACGGCTACATCTGCTTCGCCTTCGGGCTCCCGCCACTGACCGTCGTTGAGGCGAATTTCGGCACCCGCGCGCAGGCCAGCGTGGCACTTGAGGCCTACGTCATGGCCGAGACGGACCACGCCGAGCGACTGGCCGACGTGGTGCTCAACCAGGTCATTGAGCCCGCGGTCTACCTGCGCTTTGGCAAGAGCAAGGGCGCGCACAGCCTGCCGGTCACGGCCAGCAGCGAGCCTGACCTTGAGGTGATGTCGCGCGTGCTGATGGCGCTGAGCACGGCCGGCGCATTCGACCCCGCCAGCGAGGATCAACTGCGCTGGGTTGGCCGCAAGTTCGGACTACCGGTGGATGACCTGCTGGCCCGAGTGGGTCAGGGCCAGGTCGGGCCGCCGCTGTGAGCGGGCTGGCGCCACACCGCGCCGCTGGCGTCAACGCCGCAGAGGCCAAGCTGGCGCGCGTGCTGATGCAGGTGCAGTCGGTGGTCACCAGTGCCGCCGAGCACGCGGCCAAGCAAGGCAGCCGCCATTGGCACCAGCCGAAGCTACCCAAGCCCCTGCAGGCCCGCGTGGAGCAGTCCATCCTTGACCTGCTGACCATGGGCAGCCGCGACGCGCGGGCCGAGATGCGCGAGGCGACGGGGCAGAGGCGCTTCGCCGCCGAGCCGGTGCCATGGCCGGAACCCGAGCCCGTGCTAGAGCAGGATATCGACGCCTACCGCCGTCTGGCGCGCGTGCTGACTGAGCAGATGGCAGCCGACCAATACAAGCTGCTCAAAGAGGTCATCATCGGCGGGCTGCGCGAGGGCAAGACCGACCGCGAGATCGGCGCCGACATCCACGAGGCCGACCTGTTCGCCAGCAAGGCCCATGCCCGCACTTGGGCACGCACCGAAACCACGCGGTACTACACCGCCGGCCGCGCGCAGGCCATTGAGGACGCGGGCGATGCCGTGTGGGGCTACGAGTACGTGGTGATTGAGGACTTCCACACCACGGATATCTGCCGCCACCTGGTCGGCAAGCGGGTGCCCAAGGGCGAGATGGAGCACTACCCGCCGTTCCATTTCAATTGCAGGACAACCGTCATGGCGGTCATGGCTGCCTGGGTGACCGACGAAGAACCGGCGCCCGAGGGCACGCTGCTGACCGAGCCGCCGAGCCCGGCCGAGGGCTTCGGTCAATCCTTGGCTCTGGCCGCCTGACCAACACATGCTAGTCGCGTGCCCGCCGTGTTCGCCTCATTGATCCCGCCTCGCGTAGTGTGCTGGTAGGAGCGAGACGAGTGGCGAAGGTCAGGCGCACAGCCTACTTGTTCCAGGGCGGTCACTACCCCGACAAGGGCGTGACTGCTGACTCCGCATTTCTCGACGCCCTAGTGGCCGGCACTCGCGCGGCCGAAGCCGATCCGAAGTTCGACATCGAACACCTGAAGACCGAGGGGATCCTCCCCTTCGGGCGAGTGCTCCGCGACACGGTGCGCCGCAGCTACAGCGCGCCTCCCGGCGGGCAGCCCGGCGATTGGGTCATCGGAGAGGTGGAAGTCGAGCAGGATGTCGAGCGGCACCTGACCGCGCGCGGGCTATCCGTGACGCTCCCCCGCACCCTGGACGCGATTACCAAAGTCGCGGTCACCGCAACGCCCCGAGTCCCTGGGGCGCAATTCAACAGCGAGCCGGGCGAAGGCCCGACGTTCGCGGAAGGGTACCTCATGCCTGAGACTCCCATTGCGACCCCGCCGGAGGCCCCGGCTGAGGAAACTCGCATCGCTGGCATCGTCGGAGCCGTGCTGAGCAAGCTCGGACTCGGTCACAAGCCGGAGGCCGAAGCCGCGCCGACCCCGCTCGTGCCGGCCCCGGCGTTCACCGCTGCCGACATCGACGCCAAGCTGGCCGCGCAAGAGGCGACTTTCAAGGCGCAGATCGACGCTGCCAACGCCAAGGCCGACGCCGCGGCTGCCAAGGCCCGCGAGCAGGAGGTCGCCGCCTTCTCCGCCACGCTGGCCACCAAGGGCGTTCCGCAGTTCGCCATCGACGCCCTGGCCCGCCACGCGGATACCGGCGAGGTGACGTTCAGCGACGCCGACAAGCCGGGCGAGATGGACGCGCCCAAGGCGATCCGCTTCGCGCTGGAGCGGCTGGCCGGGTCGGTGCCGATGGGGCGCATCCTGCCCAGCAACGACGCCAGCGGCCACGAAGTCGAGTTCAACGACCGCGTGGCGGCCAAGGCTGACGAGATTCAGGCGGCCAACCCGACGCTGAGCAAGAGCGCGGCCTATGAGCGCGCCGCATTGGAGGTGAAGTGATGGCTGATGGCATCCTGCTCATCGAGCGCGTGGAAACCACGACCATCGAGACGGCCGGCGGCATCGCGGCCAACCTGTGTGTCGCGGCCGGCACTGCTGCCGGTGGCGCCAAGATCGGCACCGCCGCTCTGCACTTCTACGGCGTGACCCAAGAGGCGGTCACTGCTACCAACGACCCGTGCTCAGTCGCCACCAAGGGCGTGCTGGAGTGCACCGCTGCCGGCGTCATTCCGCGCCTGACCAACTCCAAGCCGACGGCTGTGTACATGGCCGCCAGTGGCAAGGTGCAGACCCTCCCCGTGGCCGCGGCCACCTACTACCGCGTGGGGTACATGCACAACTCCAGCGCGGCGGCCGGCGCCGACGGCGACATCGTGAGCATCGAGATCAACCCCGGCGTGGAGGTGGTGCCCAGCTCGGCCTACGTCGAGTTCGGCCAGCTCAGCAAGGGTCCGCTCGCCAACGTCGCTGCCGGCGCTACGGCTTCGGCGTTCATCGCCAAGGTTCCGGCGGGCCGAGCGTTCACCGTGACGCAGGTGCAGGTCTACAACGGCGCCATCGGCGCGGCCGGCGGCACGGTTGACCTGAAGGTTGACGGGGCTTCTGTTCTCGCCGCGCCCGTGGCACTGACCACGAGCACCGTCACGGCGATCACGGTGATTGCTACGCCACTCGTGGCAGCCGGCAGCGTGATCACCCTGGCCTTCGTCGGTGGGGCCGATACCGGAACCATCGCCGAGCCCGAGATGACCGTCTTCTTCAACGACGCCGCCGCGTAGGCTGGCAGAAAGGACAAGCGACATGCCTAGCCAGAGCGCTGTTCAGACCAACCCGGTTCTGACCAACATCGCGGTCGGCTATCAGAATGCGCAGCACGTCGGAACGCGGATCTTCCCGATCTACCCAACCGATGAGCTGCCGGCTCGCGTCCCCAAGTTCGGCCAGGAGGGGCTGCGCGTGGTGGACGATAAGGCCACCGTTGACGGCGGCGGTACCGAGCGCAAGTTCGACTGGACGAGCGTTTCGATTGACGCTGACGGTCACATGCAGTCCACCTTCGTGCCCAACGCTTCCAAGGCGTCGCCGGCCATGAAGGCGATGATCAACGCGGCCAAGTTCGTCAAGGATGGCGTTGACCTGGTGCGCGAGATGGCGATCTATGCAGCCTGCCACAACGCCTCGCTGTTCACCGCCAGCGAGACGCCTGCGGTCAAGTGGGACAACAGCTTGACCGTGGACATCCTCGGCGATGTGGCAACGTGGCGCGAGACGCGGGCTCAGGCGACCGGCTACCTGCCGAACGTCATGGTGCTCGCCCCGGCCGTGTGGAACGTGGTGCGCAAGAACACCCCGATCCTCCAGGCGCTCGGCGTGACCGGCAATGCCAACTACGGCACGGTGGCGAGGGTCACTCAGGAACTCGTTGCCGACCTCATGGACCTGGACGAGATCATCGTCCCGCGCGTGGCCTATGACTCGGCCAACAAGGGCCAGACGGTGAGCCGGGCCTACGGCTGGACGGCCAAGACCGGGTTCCTGGAGTACCGCCCGCAGATCACCGCCGACGAGTACGGCCGGGTCATCTCTGACCAGATGGACGCGGCGGCCGGGCGCACGGTCATCTGGACCGGGCCGGAGGGCGCGACCGAGGGCGTGAAGATCGATGAGGTCGAGGTCCCCATGGGCGTCGCCCCGTTCGGTCGAGGCACCGGCGGCGGCACCAACGTCATTGCCACGCAGTGGTTCGACATCGCCGTCCTGGAGGGCCTGAGCGCCGCCCGCCTGACCGCCATGCTGGCGTAGGGAGTGCCCTGATGGGCCTGTCGGCCGCCGACATTGCAAGCATCGTCGAAGTGGTCGAGGTGACTATGGACGCCGAAGGCATCACGCCCGAGGCGTCCACCGTCACCGAGCAGGTCGCCGTGCACGGGAACTCCGTGCTGGCCACCATGCAACGGGCGCTACGCCCTCGCTACGGCGCGCTGCCGTCGCCGCTTGGCGACGACCTGCTAGAGCTGTGCACCAAGGGCACCAAGGCCGCCATGATGTTCGCGGCCTTCGGGCAGTTGGAAGAGGACGAGAAGGCGTGGCCAGACGAGCTACAGCGGCAGTTCGACAACGAGCTGGCCGCGCTGGCGGCAGGCGTTGACGCGCTCGATAGCGCCGTCGTGACGCCCACGCAGGCCACGGCCGCCGGCAGTGCCACGCGAGTATTCACGGCCGCAGCGCTCGACGCGCTGCTGTAGGAGGCGACATGTCAGCACTGAGCGCCATTGTAGGACAGCTTGACCGCATGGCCGCGGGCCGGCAGGCCAGCCTCGCCACTTGGGCCGCGGGCGGAGGCGTCTTTCGCCAGCGGCTCGACGATGCCGCCGATTTCACCTATGAGGATATCGTGCTCGGCGCGGATATCACCGCCTTGGATGCCAGTCTTGCGGCCGGCCGGGTGACCAACAGCTACTTCGCCCGTTGGTTCACCCTGCACAACGCCTACGCGGTCACGCTGGGCTATGCCAGCCTCGGCGCGTACCTCATCGCCAAGGGCATCCGCGTGCCCTATGAGGCCAACGAGCTGTGCTCTGACAGCACCTCGGCTCGCCTGACCCCGGCCAGCGTGTTCCCCAAGGGGACGCTGCCGGCCAACGAGGCGGACCCATCCAGCGCTGGGATGCACCTGCTGGGCGTCTTCGCGGGCGCGGCGCTGACCAGCGTGACGGCACTACCGACCACGGTCGGCCCGGCGGCCATTATGGCGGTCAACATGGGCTCCGCGGCCACGGTCGGCGGCACGTTCACGTGCACCAACTGGGTTGCCGCCACCACCAAGGATATCGCTCTAAGCCTGTCCGGCGCCAACCAGTACACGCAGACCATCCTCGGCCAGCAGGCGCTCGCCGCGGGCGTGTCCGTGGGCGATGTGGGCCTCCAGGTCAGCAGCACCGCCGCGTTCACCGCGGGCGAGTGGGTGCTGGTATGGGAGTCGGACGCGCTCCAACAGGTTTGCCTCGTGTCCAGTCTGGGCACTGGCCCGACGCGGCTCGTGGTGCCCGCGCTCGTCAACGCCTTCACGACCGACGCTATTGTGATCCCGCTGTACCGCTCAGTGGCCTACAAGAGCGGCGCGAGCGGCAGCGGCACGGTCAACCTCTACGCGCGGCCCGACCGCATCATCGCCCTCTAGGAGACACCGTGGCCTATCAGCACATGGCGCAGCTACTGGCGGCCAGCCTGGGTCTGGAGACGGCGATCAACGCCGCTCTGACCACGGCCAGCCTGCCCGTGTTGCGTGACATGGTGGAGGCACACGAAGACCCGAAGACCGGGCGCAACGCCTGGCCGCGCTGCGTGGTCACCCTGTCCGGCGAGCGTGCGCGACAGGCCGAGGGCATTGGCAACCACACGGTGACCAGCGAGGCGCTGGACGTGCTCTTTGCGGTGCAGATGGACGGCAGCGAGGCCGAGGCGCTGGCCTATGAGGGAGTCGTGGCGGGCACCCTGCGGGCCGCGCGGGCGACCGTCAAGGCGGCGGTCACGGACGCACAGATCGACTCTTGGGAGCTGGCCCCTGGGTCACTCCAGCGGGACACCGAGCGCAAGAACGCGCGGGTGGCTTGGACGATCACGATCCCCGTGGCCGTCGCGATGCAGTGGTAGGAGGCTCAGACCATGGCCAAGCAGTTTGTCGAGAACGCGGGGACGCTGTTGATCGGTTCGACCAGCGGCGCCTCCGACCTGTACGACGGCACGCAGACCGAGAATGTGAACCTGACGCGCAGCACGACCAGCGCGTCAGGGCAGGCTATCGGCGATAAGTACGCCGAGAATGCCATCACCGGGCGCTCGTTTGAGATCACCGCGACGGTGTTCGTGCCAACCACGGCGACGACCGGGATGCTGGCCATTGGCGACACCTGCTATGCCAAGGTGCTCGGCGCGCAGGACACACCATCGACGCTGTTCGATGGCGCCTGCATCGTGACCAGCGTCGCCGACGCGCAGGCGTTCGGGGCCTACCAGAAGCAGAGCATCTCACTACGGAGCAACGGCGCGCCGACGACTGGGTAGAGGTGACATATGGCTACCCCAGCGGTTGAACAGCCGGCCGACAAGCCGCAGCAGATCCTCGTGACCGACCCGGCATTCTGGGATCAGTGCCGCACGCCCGCGGTTGAGCGCTGCTTGCCGGGCGGCGAGGTGACGATCTGGATCCACGGCTACACGTTCGGCGAGTATGAGCAGATCCGCCGGCTGGCGCTGGGGTTCGAGGGCCTGAAGGTAGACAAGGAGCCGAGCCGCGAGGCGCTCAGAATTGCGCAGGTGGTGTGGTGCTGCCGCAAGACCGAGGAGGCTGGCAGCCCGGCCTACTTCCGCGTGGATTCAACCGCGCAAAAGCTCGCGTTCGCCGCGTTGCAGGAGCACCTACCCGGCCCGTGGGTGGAGACGGTGTGCGCCGAGTCTGACGCGCTGTGCATGATCGGCTACGTGCCGGTCAAGAGCGACAAGCCGGGGCGCGCGGGCCAGCGGCTCAACCTGCGCGAGGCACTGGCCGACCGCGCCATCTGGACGGCACTGGACGTGTTGAGCCGGGTCATCTGCGGGGTGCCGCTGACCAAGAACGACGAACCTATCGGGCCGCTGCTGAGCGCCTTTGAAGCCAGCCAGGCCAAGCAAGACGCGCTGATTGACGTGCTGGGGGCTCTGACGGGAGCATGACTTGGGCAACGGTGTCCGCGAGCTACGCAAATGGGCAGAGCGAGCGCACCGACTGCGCGCCGTGCCGGTGGACGCCGAAGCACTGGCCGGCATTGACTCGCTGCTGACCAGTGCCGCTATCCGGCGCATGGATAGCGGCGTCGGCCCCGATGGCGTGCCGTTCAAGCCCTTGTCGAAGCGCTACGCACAGCGCAAGGCCAAGAAGCGCGGACACGCCAAGTTCTGGCAATGGTCTGGCGAGTCGAAGCGCAAGCTGCGCGCCGGTGGCCAGGTCGTCAAGCGCGGCATTGTCACCTCCATCCGCTGGATCATCAACACGCCCTACTCGGGCGCGGTCCATGATGGCGCGACGATCCACGTCACGCGCCGCAGTAGCAGCCTCGCCACGCGCGGGCGGTTCCTCAAGGCCATGGCCAGGCGCACCAATGCCCACAACAAGCGCCTGCGGACCATCTACGGCCAGCGTGGCGCCGGCAGCACGGCGCGGGCTCGCCAGATGCACGTTGACGCACTGCGCGAGGGTGCCAACGCCAGGCGCCGCGGCGCGGCCTCGCTGCTGCCTCAGTACCGCCGGGCGCAGATGGTCAAACGTGACCCGGCCATGCGCGGCAAGGTTAAGCTGAGTTGGACCATCAAGATCCCCGCGCGGCCGGTGCTGGGCAAGAGCGCCAAGGACGAGATCGGCGTCGGTCGCATCCTGGCCGCCAGCGCCAAGCGCAGGATGGAGGGCGGCCGTGGGTAACCGCGCTGAGTTCGGGCTCGATGTCAACAGCCGTGAGGGCGTGGCCGCGCTGGCGGCGTTCGCCAAGGCCAGCGAGATCGCGGCCAAGGAGAGCGAGCACCTCGAAAAGCAGATGCACGCCTCGGGCCGCGGCATGTCGGCGATGGCGGCCAGCTTCGGCGGCAACCTGCTGGCGAATGCGGCCGGGCAGGCGGCTGGCGCGGCTGCCTCATTTGGGAAGTCGGCCCTTCAGATCACCGTTGCCCGCGACACCATGCGCGAGGCGTTCAAGTCTATGCTCGGATCTGCCAAAGAGGCAGACCGGGCCATGTCGCTCATTCGAGCGGCAGGCAGCAAGCCGGGCCTGACCTTCGACGTGGCCACCTCTGGCGTACAGCGGATGCTCGGTACGGGCATGAACCTCAGCACCGCCGTCAAGATGGTCGAGCTGTTCGGCAACGCGGCAGCCGGGTCCGGCGTGAGCGTCGAGCGCATGGAACAGGCCATGCTCGGCTTCTCGCAGATGCTGGCCAAGGGCAAGGTTGAGCAGGAGGACTTGAACCAGGTCCTAGAGCCCATGCCCGCGCTGGGAACCAAGATCGTCGCGGTGTTCGGGGCCAAGACCGGCGAGGCCATGAACAAGAGCATCAAGTCGGCCGATGACCTGGCCAAGAAGTGGATGCAGGTCTTCAGCATGATGCCCAAGGCGCCCGACGCGCTGGCCAATGCACTGCTCAACCTGGACAACGCGACCAAAGACCTGAAGGCATCGTTTGGCGAGGCGCTGATCGGCGACAAAGCGCAGGGGTCGATTACGACGCTGGCCAAGTCCATCGAAGACCTGAAGCCGCTGGCCAGTTCGGTCGGCGCATGGGTCCGCCGAACACTGACTGGAATTGGCGACGAACTGCTGGGTATCTGGTCAGTCGAGAAGTACACGACTCGCAAAGAGCAGTTCGCGGCCGGGCTGCGCGGCGACTTGAGCGGGCTCATCCAGCTTGGCCATGAGCGCCGGTTGGCCGCGAAGTACGGCACGATTGCTTCGCAGGATCCCATCAAGACCACCATGTCGGGACTCCTTGGCCCAGGCTTTGACTGGGAAGCGGACATGGCCAAATTCTCCGAGGCGGCGAAGACAGATGCGGATACTGGCCTTAGCAAGAAGGCCGCAGAGGCAGCGGAAGCAGCGGCGGCCAAGGCGGCGGCGTCTGAGCGCGTGAAGCTCCTGGAAGCCAAGGATCGCGAGTGGCGCGCTAAGCACGGCGGCGCCGGTGGCGTGCGGCCTGGTGACATCATGGGCCGGGCCGACGATGGAGCTGGGCATGTGGCGGTAGTCGGAAAGGATGGCGCTGTCTACGAAAACACGTCAGCCAACCGTAGTCGCCTGCGCGGCGCCGAGCAGCTTGGCCCGCACACGTGGCGGATCCCGATGGACTCGTATCAGCAACTGGGGTACGGCGCATACCGCGTCTATGACGATGCCAATGCGGCCGGCCGCTTCGCCAATGAGGCCGAGTGGCTGGCCCGCAACCCAGGCGGGAAGCTGCTTGACCCTGGCAAGTGCGCGGCCCTGGCCAACCGTGCGGCTCGGGCGGCCGGCCTGCCTCAGTGGATGGGGACGGGTAGCGATTGGATCCGTTCTGGGTCCTCAGTGTCAGGTGGCGGAACGAGCCCGTTTGCCGGTGAACTCGCAGTCGCCAAGGCCGCCGAGGCGAAGCTCGGCGGCGCCGCTGCCGTTGCGACTCTGGCCGCCGAGAAGGCCGAAGATGAGCTTCGCAGGCGCGACGTGCTCACCGACATGTATATCCGCCGCGTTCGTTCTGCTATCGAGGCGGGCAAGGCCGGAGACATGACCATGATCGGCCGGCTGCGCGAGGGCGGCTGGGGCGTTGGCGAGACTATCGTGAGCGCCGTCAATGAGCTTGATCGAGCCATGATTGAACAGGCGCGGAGGAAGGACCCGGCCTCGCTAGATGAGGTGCTGGCCGACATCACCAAGCGCAAGGCGGACGAAGCGAAGGATGCCGCCGAGGCGGCTGCCAAGAGGCGCGAGGAGATGTGGACCGGGCTTGGCGACCAAGCCGACATCGCCGGGATGCGTGCCCAACTGGCGCCAACCCAGGCAGAGTCTGAGGCTTGGACCGACAAGCAGCTTGCCTTCCTCCGCAACCAAGCGGCCGGGATTGCGGGCGTGGTGGGCAAGCAGCGCCAGTATTACGAACTGATGCTCCAGATCAAGCGCATTGAGGACGACCGGGCCGGCCGCCTGACCCGTGGCCAGGAGCTGCTACACGCCAGCCTCGGCGGCGGGCAGGGGCTGGCGCGTTGGGCCAAGGCGCACGGCGGCAGCTACGGAGAAGTGGGCGACAACGGGCCGATGTTCGACTTCGCGCGGTACAGCGCCGATAAGCCCTACCGGGGCGACGTGCCGAGTACCGCGACCGATGTTGAGAACGGGTTCGTGGCCGGACTCAGCACCATGCTCGGACCCATCGGGCAGGCATCCTACCGGGCCGGCGTGCGCAGTGGCGAGATGCTGGCCAGAGCGGTCGGTGTGGGATGACCTACTTTGCTCTGGCGTCGTCGATGGCTCTGCCAAGGTCCCTCAGATACCTGTCGCGTGGCGAGAGGCCGGGCCGCGCCAGCAGGCCACCATTGGCCTCGGCCGCACGAAGCAGGCGTTGCAGTTCGACGGGAACACGGCCCGGCGCGTATGAGGTGATCCCCCAGTTCCTGCGGTCAACCGGCGCCGGCGCCTGCGCGTATGCGATGGGCGTGACGCCGAAGTACGTTGGGTACACCCACACCGGCGCCAGCCGCGTCGGCAGCTTGGCGACAGCGGTGCAGTTGGGCGCGTCGGCGGGCGCCTGGGTCAGGGCCAGGGCACACAAGATCGTCAACATGGACTATCCCCTGCCAACAGTTTGGCAACTGTGGCGGCCTGTGTCAATCGGGGGCTTCCATGGCTGACCACCTCTACTGCCGCGTGCCGCGCCTGGTCGAGCAGGAGCAGGGTCACCTCGCCGATGAGGCGATGGAGCCCAGCGCGGCCGACCTGACCATCGTGGACGCCTACTATGAGCGCCTGTCGCGCCGCTGGATGGCGAAGCCGGCCGAGAGTGGCGCCGGCAGCGGCTCCAGCGATTGGACCGGCACGACCACGGTCGAGATGAGCCTGCTCGCCAGCGGCGGAACGGGCGTGGAGGTGACGGCCGAGTCATGGCGGCTGAAGCGCGTTGACCCGCTGGAGATGGCGCGCGGCTTCTACCTCGACCTGTGGTGCTATGAGCCGGCCAGCGTCGCGGCGTTCACGGACCCGGTGACCATCTCGTGGGGCGGGGCCGACTCCACCAAACACGGGCAGTGGCTGGTCAGGTTGATCCCGTCAGAGGCCGGGCCGGGCATGGCCGAGGTGCTGGAACACGACGGCGCCGACTACGTGCTCGTGTGCACCTGCGTGCTGCTGAGCGGGACGTTCTTCAACTCGTTGCACCGCCTGTGGTTCCAGCCGCTGGACGAAGACGAGTGGCTGCTGAGCAACCGCGACGTCAGCGACATGGGCGTGTTGGTGCGCACCAAGCGGCCCTACGTGTACGACCCCGACGCCAGTAGCGACACCGACGACGCCGAGCCGGAGGCGCGGGTGCCGTGGGGGCCGGGAGCGCTGGCGCTGTCGGGCACCGGGCGCGCGTGGGTGGTCTACCGTGACCTGACCTACCCGCACACCTGGTCAGTGGCCACCAAGGGCCAACGCGAGTTTGGCTACCTCTGCACGCAAGCGTGTACCTCCACGGTCAGCAGTTGGCTGCCCGACGGCAAGCGCGTCTACAACGCCGAAGAGGACACCGGCAGCGACTACGTGGTCGACCTGGTGGTGTACGAGGGCGAACCCGTGGTCGGTGACGACCCGGCGGAATGGGCGGCCGACGCGGGCGGCAAGCCGGCCTACGGCTGGCGCCTGACCGTCACCGGGCCAGAGGACGCCGGCACGGGGTTCAGCAAGCTCAGCGTGTGCGTCGATCGGCTGCTCATCCACTGGCCGCGCACACTGGCCAGCGATGGCTCGACCGCTGTTGACCTGATTGGCCACGCCACGGTGCGGGTTGACAGCCTGCGGGAGTCGCGCAGCTACCGCGATGACCAAGCCGACCTGGTGGTCACGCTACGCGGGCCGGTGGCGGACCTGGATCACTACACGGCGCCGGGCCAGCGTTGGCAGTGGGTCATTGACCAAGCTGCGGACGGCCAGCCCGAAGACCTGCTGATTCGCTTCGATGGCATCCGCGACGGCGCCGAGCCCACGCGCTACACCGACGTGGACGACAACTGGATCGGCACCGCGCAGGTTTCCATTCGCACCCGCTGGCGGCAGGCCGAGATGGTCATGTACCGCGGTCAGTTGGCCCTAGACGGGGCGCTACGCAGCACGGCCTATGCCAGCCTGTTCAGCCTGATCCCGCTGGACACAACCGAGGTGAGCATCCCGACGGCGCTACCCGATGACAAGGTGCTGCCGGCCGGGCGCCGGGGCGACGGCCCGTTGTGGAAGCCCGAGATCGGCATGCGGCTGGCCAGCTTGATCCTCAGCTTGCAGGAGATGATGGGGCCGAAGGATCGGTTGATGTTCCGCGACGTGTCCGGCACGCCCGCGCTGGTCATCGACCAACCAAGCGCGGCGTCACTGGCCACGTTCTACCGGACCCAGGCCGAGGCCGACGCTGCTGGAGTCCCCGCGCAGTGCATCCGCGGCGACAAGCTGAGGGCGCTGGTCCTGACGCGGGACGATAGCGAGTTCTTCAACGAAATCACGGTCCAAGGCGAGGCACCAGCGCCAGCCATCCCCGACACCGCTTCTGGCGCCACGGGCGAGCTGAAACGCGGGGCGCCGATCGTGCGGTACTACGCCGACCCGTCATCGTGGAAGGTGGCCGAGATCGGCGGCGCGCCGAACCTGCTCTACACCGGCACTAAACAGACGTGCACCTGGGTCAATCTCCAGCTCAACACCGAAGCGGCGGTGGAGTTGAACCTACGGCAGATGGTGGACCGGTTCCACCGCTTCGCCAACGCGGGCCAGTTCCAGGGGGGCTTCGTGCCGACCCTGTACCCGGGTGACCTGGTGACCATCGACGCCGGGACCGAGCCCGACGCGACCGATAAGGTGCTCGAAATCCAGGGCATGAGCACGGAGGTGGTGAGCCTGACGCTGGAGGCATCGAAGCGCTACAAGACGATCTATGAGGTCGGGGAGGTGCCGGGTTGAGCACCTATAGCTACGAGGTCAGCTTCACATTCGACTTCGCTACGTCGGTAAACACTGCTTGGGATCTAGGGTATCCGTGGATGGCACTCGGCAGAGAGCCTGTTGAGGGGTTGATTTACACCGATGCCGGGCTGATGTCAACCGGAGGAGGAGGGCCGTGGGTGGACCCAACTCCTGGGTACGCAAGGTATGGCGGCCCGATTGACGACGACTGTCCGTACAAGGTAACAGAAGTTGGATGGCATGGGGAGATTCCGTACTCGGTTGGCGGATCCTGGCCAATTCGCTTTGTGGTCGGATTCGAGCCAGGTGGGTCTACGTTCTTGTGGACAATATTCATTGACGGCGTTGCAGTGTTCACTGATTACGAGGTGACAACCAACCCACTGAGTCACGAGATTTGGATCGACACAAGCAACCTGACTGGCGGCGTGATCGAGTCGTGCTCTTTCTCATCGGATCTTGAAGGGTCGGCGACGCTGATCTATGAGAACGAGAACGGGTTCGAGTGGCTGATCAGAGTCGAGGTTGATGAACCAGCCGTTGCGCTGCCCAGCGCTCCGCGCGTGCTGCGCTTCGCCAACGGCGTTGAGATGGTCAGTCGCGCCGGCAGCGTGTGGCGCCGCCTGTCTCCCGCCTCGGCATGGGCCGCGGCCCGAACCGCCACCGATAGCGCTCCGGTGCTCCTGCCGGGCGTGGCGCGCGTAGGCAACGCCGTGTGCTTGGACACCGCGGCTGTGCAGTCGGCCAGCGCGGGCACCGGCTGGACAACCTCCCCACCGACGAGCGTGCTGCCGACCGACGTGGCCGGCTGGCCGCGCGGTGCCGATGGCGTGCGCGACCTGCTGGTCAGCGAGGCCAACGGCAAGGTGCTCGGCGCCAGCGTGGAGACGGGCGCGCTGAAAGTCTACCTACAGGGCCAGACGACGGCCACACTCGCCAGCCTTGGCACCGCCACGGTCGGCGGGCCGGTGGTTGGTCGCGACCCGCAGGGCCGGTGGTACGTCGGCGCGCTCGTTGACGGAACGTGGCGCGAGTGGCGCACGGGTAGCACCTGGTCAAGCTGGTCCGAGCTGAGTGCGCAAAGCCTTGGCACAACCGCCGCGTGGTCGAACGCCTGCCTGTGGGTCGGGCGCAACGGCTCGCATCTGCTGGCTGGCTACCACAAGACCGATGGCAAGGTCCGCGCGATGTGGCGTACTGGCTATGGGGCCAGTTGGTCAAGCCCTGCCGACATTGCCACGGTGGCGGTTGACACGGCGCCCTACGCGCTCCAGACCGCCGCCGGCCAGTGGGAGATCGGCTGGCGCACGGCGAGCGCCTGGGTCATCTACCGCGCGGCGACGCCCGGCGGAACTTGGACGGTGGTCACATGAACGCACGGCAGACGAGACTCGCGGAGGCGACCACACGGGCCATGCAGCGCGCGGCCACGGGCTCGGCCGTGCGCACCTCGGCCTGGGCACGCGGCGCGGCCGGGCGCGTAGCTGAGCCGCTGGCCGGCGCGGTCGGCGCCGGGGCGATCATGAACGCGGACGGTACCCTGGGGTTCCTGCTGGACTATTCGACACTGGACGGGAGCGACGTGCTATGAGCACTCTATCGGCGCGGTCGGGGTTGGCGGTACGCGCGGCCACGGGCAATCGCCTCAGCTACGATGACCTGAACCAACTCATCGACGCGCTGCTGGCCGGCAAGCGCGTGCTGACCAGCCTGCTCGGCGGCGAGGCGATCTACGCGGGCGGCGCGGCTCTGCTGGC